TAGAGCAAAGTATCTGGACTAAAGTTTCAAGTCTTGAAGGCAACAACATTATCTATAACAGTCTTAATAAAGGCATCCGTGACATTTACGGAGTTGTAACTCGAGCTAGCGATACAGTTAGTCTAGTGTTCAGCGACGGCACATTTGGCAACAAGCCGTTAGGTTCTTTTAGAACTTATTACCGTGTAAGCAACAACTTAGCCTATACTATTAACAGTCAAGATATTCGTAGCGTAGCAATTAGCTTGCCTTATATTTCACAAACAGGGCAAGCTGAAACATTATCAATTACACTAAGTCTAGCAACTAGTGTATCAAATGCAACTGTGTCTGAAACAAGCGATAGCATTAAAGCGAATGCTCCTGCAACTTACTATACACAAAATAGAATGATTACAGGCGAAGACTATAACATTAGTCCTCTAAGTGTAAGCAATCAAGTTGCAAAAGTAAAAGCAATTAACAGAACAAGTTCTGGTATTAGCCGCTACTTTGACCTAGTTGACCCAACAGGCAAATATAGCAGTACTAACTTGTTTGCAGACGACGGCGTTATCTACAGAGAAGAGTATACTAACAGTACACGTTTTAGCTATGCTAACAAAACTGACATTGAAGGTATTGTCTATAACGATATCTACGATATTCTTACCAGAGCAAATCTTAAGAACTATTACTATTCTAAGTATGTTGTTTATGTTGCAGAAAGTTTAAACATTGCATGGAATAACAAAACTTCTGACTCGGGTAGTTCAACAGGTTACATTGGCGATGCTAACGATAGCACCGCAGTTTACAAACTTGGGTCATATACTGCCACAGATTTAAAATATTTAAAGCCGGGCGCATTAGTAAGATTTACAGCACCTGCTGGTTACTATTTTGATACTACTAAGTCAAACAAACTAGTCTTAGGTACAGCTACCGCTAAAGGCGCAGTTCCAGCAGTATGGGCTGAAGTTGTATCTGTGACAGGCGACGGCACTAACGGTGGAACAGGATTTCTTGCAACAGGGTTTGGTACAGTAACATTAAATCAAACAGTTCCATCACAGGCAATTGTAACACAGATTGTTCCTAAGTGGAGAACTGTTATTGACACATCGACTGTGGCAATGATGGTTGAATTAATTTTTGCTAACAAACCGTTTGGTCTTCGTTATGATGCAACAACTCAAGCGTGGAAAATTATTTACGAGTCAAACTTGAATTCACTTGCTACTTTCACATTAGGCAAGCAAGGCGACACTAGCAACCAGCAACAAGACTCAAGCTGGATGTTATTGTTTACTACGGACAATCAATTCTATACTGTAACCAGCAGAGAGTTGCGTTATGTATTTGAAAGCAACAATCAACTTAATTTCTACTTTGATCAAAACAATAAAATTTATGACAGCAAAACTAATTCTGTAATTAGAGATGTGATCAAAGTATTAGGAATCAACAGCCAGCCTGACAGTACTAACTCGTTTACTACTGACTTAGAATGGGATATTATTAGCGAGTTCTACGGTCTTGACGGATACGTTGATAACAAGAAACTGTTAGTATCTTTTGCAGATACTGATAGTGACGGTGTTGTTGACAATCCTGAATTGTTCCATGACATTGTAGCACCAACTGTTTCTCCTTTAACAAAATATGTCATTTTAGAAAAGTATAATATCAGTGCTGGGCAAGAAGATTATCGTTATGTTTCTAACAGCAACAACACAGTTATTATTGCACAGAATCAAAATAGCTTAGGTAACTTAACAAATTTTGCTGACGGGCAGTACTTCTACTTTGTTGATACTGAAGTAGTTAAGAAGTTAAATCTTGCAACTGCTACGTTAGAAGCAAGTTTAGATTACAAAGTGTTCATTGGGCGTGACGGTTTAAAATTCCAGTACACTCACAGTGCAGACTATGAGTCAAGAATCGACCCAGGCGCAAGCAACGTGATTGATGTGTACATTTTAAACAGAGAATACGACACTGAATTTAGACAATGGCTAAGTGGTGCAATCACCACAATGCCGTTGCCACCTAGTTCTGATGAACTATATAATAACATTGCACCTTCATTAAATTTGATTAAGTCAATTAGCGATGAAGTAGTGTACCATCCAGCGAGCTACAAAGTGTTATTTGGTCAAACAGCAAATCCTGAAGTTCAAGCAAGTTTTAAAATTTCTAAGAACTCTAATCAGGTGTTATCAGATAACGATATCAAAGCCCGTGCTATTGCCGCAATTAACGAATTCTTTGCATTAGAGAATTGGGACTTTGGTGATACATTCTACTTTACAGAATTGTCAACTTATGTCATGAATAAACTAGCACCGGACATTACAAACTTTGTAATTGTTCCTCGTCAAAGCGGTTTAAATTTTGGTAGCTTGTTTGAAATTAAATCAGCAAGCGACCAACTATTTGTAAACGGCGCAACAGTTGATGATATAGAAATCATCTCTGGAATCACAGCAAGTGCAATTAAAGCAATAAGTTCAACAACTTCAACTTCAACCGCATCTTCACAAAACGTAACAAGTTCTACATACGGAGCATCTAATGGCTGATAAGACCAACCCAAGCGCAAACTCTAGCAAGACATCAGAATTTTTACCTAGATTTTATCGCTCGGACGCCAATAAGAAATTCTTACAGGCGACTACTGACCAATTGGTCCAACCAGGAACCGTTAAAAAGATTAACGGTTTTATCGGACGCCAGAATTCTAAAGCAACAGAAGCTGAAGATATTTTCCTAGCTGCCGCAACACAGGTTAGACAAAACTATCAACTTGAACCAGGTATCACTGTTAAAGACAAGTTAGGTAACGTTAGTTTTTATAAAGACTACCAAGACTACATTAATCAGTTAGGTGTGTTTGGAGCAACTACTAGCAACCATGCTAAGTTGAATTCACAAGAGTTTTACTCTTGGGATCCGCATATTGACTGGGACAAGTTTGTTAACTTCCAACAGTACTACTGGTTGCCTTATGGACTCGATGCAATTAAAATTGCAGGTCAGCAACAAAATGTAACAAGCACATTTACCGTAGCTGTTGAATCAGCAGGCGATAGCAACGAGTATGTTATTACTCCCGACGGCTTAACTCGCAACCCTACAATTAAATTATACAAAGGTCAAACATACAAGTTTGAAGTTAATAGCTACGGAAATCCATTTGCTATCAAGACTGCACGATCAGCCGGCAAACTTGATCTTTACAATACCGGTGTTACTAACAACGAAGTTGAAGTAGGCACATTAACATTTACTGTTCCTTATACTTCACCTAACTATTTGTATTACGTTAGTGAATCTGACATTGACTTGGGCGGTGTAATTGAAGTAGCTAGCATCGACGAAAACACATATATCAATCTAGAAACAGATTTAATTGGTAAAAAAACTTATACATTACCTGACGGTACTGCACTAAGCAACGGCATGAAAGTACAGTTCATTGGCAACGTTGAGCCAGTATCATATGCTACAGGCCAGTACTATGTTGAAGGTGTAGGCGAGTCTATTACATTGATCAATGAATCAATCTTAGAACTAGTTAGTGCTTACACGATTGCAGAAAACGTACTATTTGATGATACCCCGTTTGATGCAATGCCATTTAGCGATGCAACATCGTATGCTAGAGATCCAGACTATGTTGTAATTAACAGAGGTAGTTTTGACCATAACCCATGGAGTCGTTACAACCGTTGGTTCCATAAAGATGTTATTGAAACTAGTGCCGCCTATAACGGCAAGACTACAGACTTAGATCAATCAGCACGAGCAACACGTCCTATCATTGAATTTGATGCAAACTTAAAATTATATAACTTTGGTCGAAATGCAATTAAAGACGTTGATTTAATTGACACTTATACTACTGACGTATTCTCAAATGTTGAAGGCCAGTTTGGTTATAACATCGACGGTGTTGACGTTGCCCAAGGTCAGCGTATTTTGTTTACTGCTGACACTGATGCATTAGTTAAAAACAAAATTTATCGTGTAGAATTTATCGACGTACTACAAACTACTATTGCAGGTAAAAGCAGTCGTCAAATTCACTTAATTCCTGAAGACGAAACAGTACCTGACCAAGTAGTATTAATTAAACAAGGTATTAAGAACCAAGGCCTAATGTACTGGCACAACGGTGATACATGGAAAGTAGCACAGCAGAAAACAGCACGTAATCAATCTCCGCTTTTTGACCTTGTTGATGAGTCGGGTATTAGTTACGGCGACTACGATTCATATGACGGATCTAGTTTCAATGGCTGTAGTCTTTTCTCTTACAAAGTTGGATCAGGATCAACTGATGCAACTTTAGGGTTCCCGCTATCTTACAAAAACATTAGCAACATTGGCGACATTGTATTCACGTTTAATCTAGCAACAGATACATTTACCTATAAAAATGTTGCCCAAGTTATTACTAAGCCAACTGTTGCAGGTAACTTAGTTAAATCTGTTACTGCTGAAACTGTTACGTTTGTTAACGGTTGGCAAGAAAGCCAAGCATCTAATGTGCAAGCCGCAGTAAGAATTTATAAAGATTCTAAACAAACTAACAATTTTGATATTGATGTATATGACGACATCACTGATCTCGCTGACCTTGAAGTGCGTGTGTACATCAACGGAAACAGAGTTGCTAGTTCTTTATGGTCAATTGTTGATGGCCTAGTATACAAGACTGTTGTGTTCAACACAGCAGTTGCATTAACTGATATTGTAACAATTCGTTCGTTTGCTAAACAAAGCATTAACGCAAACGGATACTACGAAATTCCAATTAACTTACAAAATAATCCGCTAAACGAATCGTTAACTACTTTCACTTTAGGTGAAGTGATTGACCACGTTAGTAGTATTGTTGACAATGCTCCAAACTTTACCGGATCATTCCCGGGAACAAATAACCTAAGAGATCTAGGTAATATTACTGTTTACGGTACTAAGTTTGTACAACACAGTGGTCCTATTAGTTTGTCATTATATCATATTACCTCAGAAGGTAATAACGTAATTCGAGCTATTGAAGCATCTCAGTCAGACTATAATAAGTTTAAGAAAACATTTGTTACAGTTGCTGAAAACTTAGGTATTGATTCTGAAACACCTCAGCAC